ATTTTGCTTTTCCTTTGTAGAATTTGTGATTGAAGATGGTTTGACTGAATTGGTCAAACTCCGGATTGTACTGATCCCGTTCAAACTGGTATGGTTTGGCTTCGGGAAGTTCTTTGTTCATTGCTTTCTTAATGCAATGTAGACCGTAACCCACCGCAAAAACGATGGGTGTTAAAACGATTGGATAAATTATGTCAAGTGCCATAGTTCAAAACAACATACTTTCTTTCACTTATGCAAATTTATTTTCTAATTGGCTTTGTGAATGAACGATTTATTTTGTGATTGACAAAAAGAGTTCTCCAGCGTAGGTCAATTTTTCATCAATGATTTCTTGGATGTCCTCTTCCAAAGTGATGAGAGTGGTTGTGAGCTTCTTGCCGATGGGCATTCGGGGATCATAACTGACAAACAAACCCTCTTCCAATCCGGTTGCAATCATCCCCATTTGCATCTGCCAAAAATACTCCGTGCGTTTTGATTTCAACTGCTCGTTGTTTTTGATGAAGAAGTTTTGAAGGTGGTTGCCTGAATTAAAAGGACATTTTATTTCTACCAACTGGTGACCGAGTGCATCAGGTGAATACCCACCCCATTCACCATAAGTGATGAAGGTGTATGTCTCTGCACCATAGTATGTGAAGAAATCATCGGTCTGTTGTGAGAAATAGTGGAAGGCTTCTTTCTCGTGTTCCTTTCCCCAATCCAAAGCCCGACCATAGATCTCCGATTTCGCACCGGTTAAGTATTCGGCAGCCTTTTCAAAGACAAATGATTTCGCAGTTTCCGACAAGAACTCCGATTTGTTTTTCGGAGTTCCCATCAGTTTGTGAATTTCGGAAGCGGTGAAGCGTGAACTTCTCAACCTCTGCCAATCTTCTTCGTTCAAAGAAGTGTGAATAACTGGATGTGTGTTATTCATTTCTCACCGATTAAAAGTTTCATATTCACCGGAGATACCTCAAACTTGCTTGTGATGTCGGTCATCAATCCACCTGTCTTGAGATGCTCAACGGCTTTTGTCCACGATGGATGCTTTGGTGTGAGTTCATCTTTCTTTGGAATCTGTCTTCCCATTGCCTTTTCACCGTCATCATCATCATCAATGTTCAAGTTTAGGATTGAACCAAGTGCATACCTCCGTGCGTAGGTCATTGCACTTCCCATTGCTTGTGGATCGTTCTGCTTTGCAACTGGCATCACATAGGATGATTCCATCCACTCGCCTGAATCAGCGTGAAGGATAATGGTTGTGAGTGCGTTCCCATCAGGGAATTGACTGATTGCCAAACCACATTCACTCAATGGCTTTTGGATGGTGTCCAGTATGTTCGCTAAACTTGCATACTTGGATTTGAAGAAAGGATTGTTGGCTTCCTTTGCTACCTTGCTCACCGATGCTTGGAATTTTACCAATGCACCAGCAATGTTCTTGATTGATTCGCTTTTATTCATAGGAAATTTGTTTTGTGTCCGAGCATAAAAATAATAGTAAACTTGTCGGGTTCAAGGAAAAAGAATCTTTCCGTCTCAATGCCGACCAAGTTGGTCTCAACGCATCCACCGAAGTACACATCTCGCTTGATCAGGTATGGTTCAAGTTCATCAAAGTGGTTCTCAAGTAAATAGTCATCAACTTGCTTGTCAATGTAAACATACCTATCATCCTTACCGAGTGTAAGAATCCATCCGTTGATTGTTGCCTCAATCATTGTTCACCTCCCTCAATGCAATTTCAATGACGGCTTTTGCTTTGGGTGAAACGATGTTTCCCTCAACCAAATACTTGCGAACGGTTGGAAGTGATACCCCTGTTTTACGAGCGACTATTTGAAATAGCCCTTGTCTGCGTTTAAGTTTAATTGTTTCAATTGCTTTGTTGTAATCCATAACGAAAGCAAAAGTAAAATAAACTTTCTAATAATGCAAATAAACTTTTCTTTTTGTTACAATTTTATGTCTTCCGAAAATATCAAATCTCCAAAACGAGCATTCAACTCATTCACCAATTCCATCTGTATTGATTCCGTGAACGCATCCTCAAGGAATGGTTGTGCCTTCGTTCCTCTGCGGTGAATCTTGTTTGCGATTGCCTTTGCCATTGAATCGTAGGTCATCGTTTGTGGTGGCTTGATTCCTTTGTATGCCATCCATTCTTTGATTGACTGCCATAGATACGGAGTGCCTTCGGTGTGACCATTTCTTGTTGGCTTCCTTCCGTATTCAATAAACTCCCAGTAATCCTCTGCAAGAAGGATGGTGTTAATGGATGTCGGGGTTTTGGTGATCTCTCCTGGGACAAAAGATTGGCGAAGAACGGAAGAAGCATTGATGTTTTTGTTGTCAAGGTTTGCCCAAATCGGAGGAATCACCTTCTTGTTCCACCAATCAACAATGATTTGTTGAAGGAGTGAGCCTTGATTGACATCATCCAAATATGTATCAAGTGCATCAGGCAGTTTGTTGATGTCTATTGTAGCCACATTAAAACGCTTAAAATTCCTAAACCTATACTGATACTCTTAAATAATGACAAAGTGCGTGAGATGGCTTTATTTTGCTTCACAAGTGAATCATTCTCCGCATTCAAGTATGCGATGTTTACCTTTTGTTTGGTGATGACTGAATCTTGTTCCGAAATTATGATAGAATCCGAGTGAACAACCTTCAGCAATTGGCTGACTTTCTGCCTTGCAATCGCACCTTTGACAAGATAACTATTCGCAACCCGAAGTGTCGCAGAATCTATGGAGACGGATTGCGCCTTCAAGCCCTGAAGATGTAGCATCAAAAGTATCAAGAAAAATCGTATCATAGTGGTTCAGTTCTTTCAAAAGTGTGATTCGTTTGATCTTCTCTTTTTCAATGATTCTTTCGTGCATCTCTATATTTAGTGGTTTGATATAGCGGACTGGTTCATCATAATTGAAGAAAGCCCACAACCAACTAAACAGGAACAACGCAAGTATTGTGGAGATAAGGAGTGAGGACTTGGAAGTTGATTGCATATCCAGCGAGAATGTCAGTTTTTGAATCGTAGAATGGGGAAGCATTGCCGTTAATCACAATCTCAAAATCCTCATCGTTTTGGGTGTTGTCTTCAATCAACGCAAAGATGTCGGTCATTATTTGAGCAGTATCCGAAAGAACTTCAATGGTGTTTGATTCGCTTTCAAATACACGATCCATCACAAGCAATGCAAAGTTATAGGTTTGAAGATTGCCACCCGACTGCAAATTAAACCCATCAGGATACAACCAAACCAAAGGATAATACTCAACATTCTCAACCGTCATATTTGACTGCTGACCAACGCCAAACTTGTGAACCATCTTATGGCTTTCGGCTGCCGTTTGAATCTTTTGAATTATTTGGTTTAGTGTCATTCTTGAGAAATTTGAGAAGTTTGGCTTCGTTGTTTTTTTGCCACTTATTTGTCCTCGTTGGGGAAGTCATAGTTCCAAAAGCAATCTTGAGATGTTGGAAGATAAATACCACCGACAAAAGCGGTGTTCTTTGGTCGGATTGTATCAAATGTACTACCGGGATTTAAGAATAACGGATAATCATTGGTATATGTGCGAAGATAATCCCTCAATCTGTTGGCATAGTATTCAGCCTTATCACGATAACGACCTTCAATCATTGTCATTTCCTCAACCGATACCGCCCTTGCATTGTCACTCTCACGAGATGCAACCGATTTGTTCATCAATTTGAAGGTCATTGGAAGCATTGCTTCGGTCAATGTATAATACTTCAAACACGGTGCAATGTATGAATCCAAAAGGGTAGTATTCAACTGCGTTAATGTCCCAGCAAATGCTTGTACTTGCAACTCATTGTAAATGCCTGAACCAATCACATCACGGATGTAGATTTCTTGAGCTTCTTTGATTGCTGATTTCAACAATTTATCGTCAACGTTGTCATTCAAAGGCGTGTTCGACTTCAAATAAGTGGTTGAAATGAAATATACAAAATTGGTCATCGTTTGATCCTCCTTAATAATTGTTGTTGCCAAATGTGACGGCATTGTGGGGTGGTGATTCCAGTTTCTTTGTTTGTGTACCATTCACCTCTTCTCTTCCATACATCGTACCCAAGTTGTGCAGACATTGCGTTAATGTCCTCACGACTATACACACGATTACTTCCTACAATTTGTCTGCAAAAATCTCTTGAACCGGGAATAAGCAAACCACCTTTGATTCCAGGGGCTAAAGCATAACCATAACGAACCACAATTTCTGTTTGCAATCTCTTAACTTCTTCAACTCCTTTTGGGGTTGTTTCCAATCCGTCCTCGTATGATTTGATCAACTCCGCTTTGGCAAGTTTAGCAATGGCATCAGCGACAACCTTTGCATCCAACTTAGTGATGTTTACGATGTCTCCAACTTGCAAACCTTTGTTCTCTTTCAACACATTCAAGATCGCAGTTTCAACGGCATCTACAAACTCAAACTTGTAGGTTTCAAAGTTGTCTGCACTTTCTCCGTATTGTTGAAATACCTTGATGTCTCTTTCATCATCCCATCCAAAGGGATTTTGTTTTGATAAGGCAACATTCAAAGGTTCTTCAATCTCATCAAATCCCAACTCTTTTCTTGCTTCGTTTCTGTCAATGATTCCAGCAGTAAACAAAGCCTGATAGTCAAGACCGATTGGTGGTTTGTTGATGGTTTCTAAACGAACCGATGCGATAGGTTCAAGCAAGTAAGCAAAGGTATCATCAATCTTTTGTTGACGGGGTTCAATGTAGGCGTGATGAAACATCTCATATGCTTCAATCAACTCGCTACGACCACCCAATTGTCCCTCTACACGAACTCCAAACAACATCGGTGAGTTCACTTTGTGTGCGACAAATATCTCTTGTTGTACGGTCTTATTTAACAAGTCAAATTGCTTGTCAAAATCGGATGGCTGAAGGTTGTTGATGACTGATTCCTTCTCTGTTGGATCGTTGTATTGGATAATTAACCCACCGGCATTGTCTGTGCCTTGATAATTCTCCTTGAATCTACGAGCAGTTGCACGAGCTTCTTCAGGTGTGGGAATGCCTTTGAATAACTGGATATGGGTTTGTGCCGTGAATCCGTTCTTGATGCTATTCAAATAATAGTTGGATATCTCGGTGTCAACTTCAATGTATTTCAACGCACCAACATAATCAGGCAAAGGATATTCACCTTGTCCGGGACGGTAGAACTGGCAATAATATAATTGCTTTGATTCACGAGTGATTGGGTTGTATGGTTGATAATGGATTTTCTCCGCTTTGCTATCTGTCC